CACATCACCGGATTATCGTCGACCCATACAGGGCTAATGGTATGGGTTACCACACCAACCAGGCGAACATCATCAAGAGCTTCGCCCTCTATGGCTTCGCCATCATCGGTAATGAGCACGTCACCTGCCCAGTACGCATGCTGCTGGCGGCCGCAAAACCAGATGAGCAACGTGTCTCCACGATTAAATGCCGATGCGTTTTCAATGACATCATAGCCTTCCTGCGTTTCGACAATGCTGGCAGAAGAAGGAAGGAATGGCTCAGTGACCGCAACAAAGGCGGCGTGTATGGCTGCTGCAGGACTCGGGAATCCCATGATGCACCTCCGATAGTTACTGTATATGCATACAGTATTATCGATCGGCGGTATCGATCAATAGCGTTTATAGTGCTACACTTCAGACCTTTCCGAATTCACTGATTTCTATAATGTTAAAGTTATTCGCCAAGTACACATCAATAGGCATCATCAACACACTCATCCATTGGATTGTGTTCGCCATATGCATCTACGCATTCCATACTGGTCAGGCGCTTGGCAACTTTGCCGGGTTTGTTGTCGCTGTGTCATTCAGCTTCTTCGCAAATGCCAGATTCACGTTTAAGTCATCAACCACGACCCTACGCTACATGCTGTATGTTGGATTTATGGGCACGCTAAGCGCTGCGGTTGGCTGGGCTGCTGATAAAACTGGAATGGCACCAGTCATCACGTTAATCGTATTCTCCGCAATCAGTCTGGTTTGCGGTTTCATCTATTCAAAGTTCATTGTCTTTAGGGATGCGAAATGAAAATTTCTTTGGTCGTTCCAGTCTTCAACGAAGAAGACGCGATACCTATTTTTTATAAAGCGGTTCGGGAATTTGAAGGGCTTCAGCAGCATGAAGTCGAGATTGTCTTCATCAATGACGGAAGTAAGGACGCAACAGAAGCGATCATAAATTCGATTGCTATATCAGATCCTCTCGTCAAGCCGCTATCGTTCACTCGTAACTTCGGCAAAGAGCCAGCTCTCTTTGCTGGTCTTGATCATGCTACTGGTGAAGCAATTATTCCAATCGATGTGGACCTACAGGATCCGATTGAAGTTATTCCTCATCTAATTGAGAAGTGGCAACAAGGCGCTGATGTGGTTTTGGCTAAGCGCGCAGACAGATCAACCGATGGACGACTTAAGCGTAAGACTGCTGAGTGGTTCTATAAGCTGCACAACAAAATCAGCAACCCCAAAATTGAGGAAAACGTCGGGGATTTTCGCCTGATGTCGAGGGATGTTGTGGAAAACATTAAACTCCTTCCAGAGCGAAATCTCTTTATGAAAGGTATCCTTAGCTGGGTAGGAGGAGATACTGTTGTTGTTGAGTATACTAGGGCTGAAAGGGTAGCTGGTGACTCAAAATTCAATGGCTGGAAGCTATGGAATCTTGCAATTGAGGGAATAACCAGCTTCTCTACCTTCCCTCTGCGCATGTGGACTTACATCGGCTTGTTAGTCGCAGGATTGTCTTTTATTTATGGCGCATGGGTGATTGTTGATACCATGGCGTTTGGGAACCCGGTAAGTGGTTACCCGTCATTACTGGTTTCCATTCTGTTCCTTGGCGGAGTGCAACTCATTGGTATCGGTGTTCTGGGTGAGTACATCGGAAGGACCTATAATGAATCAAAAAAAAGGCCTAGATATATTTTAAAGACCGGAGATAATGCATGAAGCAGATAAAGGAATATTTCATCATTATTCTTGTATTGGTTGCACCAATAATTTTAGCAAACATTTATTACATAGATGACATAGGCCGGTCAACACTAGGATACAGGTTCTGGTGGGAGGATGGCCGCCCACTTTCTGATCTATTGATGTCTGTTATTATGTTTAGCGGAACCATGGCCGACATCGCCCCTGTGCCTCTTCTTGCTGCATGCATTATGCTGTCATGGGCGTTTTACAGATTTGGCAAAGAGTTCTTCAACAACAAAAAAGGACTGTTTTTAATCCCTTTGTCATTTTTGATAAACCCGTTTTTCGTTGAGATTTTCAGTTACAGATTTGATAGCTTGACGATAATTTTTTCGGCAGTACTTTCTTTTGCTTTTTTATTTAATTTTTCCAGAAATAATTACACCAATGCATTGATTAACACGGCTTTAGTTGTTGGCGTGATGTGCTTATATCAGGCATCGGTCAACATTGTTCTTATATTTATCTCGCTTTCATTTTTCTTTGATGTTTACAAATTAAAAAAACCATTTGAAATAATAAAAATGTCAGCTTTGCGGGTTGCAAGTACGCTGGCAGGGCTGGCATTTTACATGAAGATAATATTGCCTTTAACATTAATGTCAGAGCATAGCGACAACCATCCGAGAGTATCAGATAATCTGATTACCACAGTAATCGATAACCTTAATGCTTACTACTCTTACGTGCAAGAGGTGATACTACCTTATGGAATGGGTAGTTATATTTTGCCAACCCTTATCATCATATCACTTATTTCTGCTTTGATTGTTTCTTATCGTTATTTAAAAGTAAATAAAGGAAAGTTTGCGTGGTTAATATTTGCCGCTTCTTTCGTTATAATATTTATTACTCCGGTTGCCGCGATAGGATCGCTTTTGGTGCTTGACAACCCAATGGTAAGATTCGCAAGAATTTACATAGGCTTTGGAGCTTATGTACTTTTTGTTTTATTCCTTGCTACGCTGGCATGCAAAGAAAGCAAAGTGCCATCTTTATTTGTTCTTCCTTTATACTTGTACATGATTGTTTTTACATGCGCGTATGCGAATGCCAGTAAGCATCAGGCTTCTGTTGACAAGCAAGTTATTGATTCTATAAAAGGTGACACAAAGGAAATCGACTACAACACAAACTATATAATTTTCAATGGTGCACCACCAAGATCCAGTATTCTTTTAAACTCCCAGAGAAACTTCCCGCTACTAGATACATTAGTTGTAAGTTATTTTGGTAACTGGATGTGGGCGTATAATTATATGTCAATGAACGGACTTAAACAGCGAGATCCTGGGTTTAACAGCGAGATAGTAAATACATCAATCAGGGATTTTTGCAATTACAAGCAGATAAGTAGAGCTCAAGATTATAACCTTTATCATGAAGGTATAAATTTAGTTGTAGACTTTAGCAAAAAAGACTGCATGAAATAATTACGTTACAAGTCAGTGAGAAGCCCCCGTCGCGACGGGGCCCTTCTCCACAATTACGCTCTCCCTCCTTCGAGCAGGAAGCGCTGGGTCCATGTACGTGCTGACCCGCTTTCTGCTACTCCAACACCTATTAGTTGTCCATTAACTTTAGATGCCAGTGAAGCGGGAGGAGAAAATGTAGCATCATCCGTTCCACGGGATAGTGACTTAGCATGAGTGACCCACGCATAGCTGGTATCTGTACTGAAGCACGTTACTGCGCCCGTAGTGTTGTAGCAAGACATGCTGACACTTGCAGGATAACTTATGTGGTTTGTCCCAATAGTTTTAGCGGCGTTACCGATACCAAGCCCATTCGTAGGCAATTTCACGAAATCCGGTGCGACACGGAGTGCGCTGTAGGATACAGAGCAGGCAGGTTGTACGTAAATCACGTTAGCAATGGTTGCATCCTCATAAGACAGCTTGACATCAAACTTACATCTAATCATTGCGGCCACGTAAAACTCAAACAGGTTTGGGGCACCGGCGCGTTTAGCCAACCAATGAGTGCCAAATGTATTTGTGTTATCCCATAAAATATCTCGTAACTCTACTGTGGTGGTTCCTGCTCCATCCCCTGAAACTGCCTGACAGCAATCCATGTGATTACCTGAGAAAACCCATCCGCGAGTAGATATTCTGAAGAAAAAGAACATGCTACCAGTTAGGTTGTTAGGGCAGAAGAACGTATTATCTGTTATTAGGATACGTGATGTCTCTGAATCCTGGGGTGCCGTAGTCCACACATCGCTGGCAACAAATGTTCTAATAATTTGTGTTATAGGCGCTACTCCAGAAATTGGATTAAAGTCGACGATGGTGCATTGGTTATTAGCAATAACAACGTCTGTTATAGATGTATCGGCATATATTTTCTCTGCGCCAATAGTACAAAACTGTCCAGTGATTACCGCAGTGTTTCCAATTACACGGACGTTGCTCATCAGTGGACCATGCCCGGCGATCTCACTACTATGCATTACTACAAACAGTCCTCGAACGCAGCCCTCAATGTAGTTGTATTCACAATAGGTGAAACTTTGATGCAGCTCTACCGCACAAGTGATTCGTTGAGCCAAGCCAGATTGGGCGGGGCTCATGAAGCAGTGACGAACGCCAGAATACGGGCACCCAATGTAGAATAAGGTCTGGTCAACGTTACGGTCTGTGTCCGTTTTCTTTATTTCGGTCACAGTGACGCGGCACACATCACAATTGGAGCCAAAACCGTTCCATCCAACAGTGCCAGCCCATGTAAGATCGCCCCCAGTAATATGGATATCCCTGACATTTACATTGTAGGATTTTCCGGTAGCAAATGCGTAACAAAGGGCTGAGCCAATAGGTTGAATATTTGCACCACAATCAATAACTCCGTTTCCTGTGATATTTGCGTCTCTTAGATCGCCTGCAGTCAGTGGGTCGTTACCATCGAACCCACATATAACGCAATAGCCCTTCTCATTGAAATAATCAGTGAGTTTTAGAGTAGCTCCAGCTTCAAAGTGAATATTGACACGAGACCGCCAGTGAATGATGCCACCGTAGTTCGCAATTTTATCGGATACACCATAAGATGCCAGATAGAAGGTAGTGCCAGCCGGAATGACAAGCGTTCCACCACCCGAGTCATAAAGAGCATCAATAGCATTCTGAATGAACTGACGGCTGTCTACGGTCGGGCCGGGTTGAATTACGTTTCCAGAAGAGTCGCAGTGGAAATCCCAGAGACTTACTCTTTCATCTAGCACCTCGGCTACTTTTCTATTGCTTGCATTAGCCGCGTTTTTATATTTATACCCAACAGATGAAGCACCAGAAGATGTCAAAAAGTATGCACGGATTGAAGCGTCACCAACACCTATCCATGCACCCGGACCTATGCCGCCAGAACTTTCTGGTGTTGAGTTCGCTGGCACGACCTTCCCACCAGAAGCAAACGAACCGGTCCATTTGTAGTATTCGCCGTCGGCAGTGTTGAGTAGTACTTCATTAGGGTTTTTGAGGGTCGCGCCGGTATTAAATGTCTTCCCGGTCAGGATTACGTAACCGTACGCCGCCATTGCCTGCTGAGAAAGATAGTTCATTCCCTCGATGGTGTAGTGCTTCACGCCAAAGCGATCAGTGTAGGTCCACCCGATTGATGTCACGAATTCATCAATTTTCCCCGCGTTAAATTTCAGGTCGCGAGGAGATTCACTTGGTACTGGGAGATTGGTCGGTTGCGTAGCCATATTGATTCCATAAAAAACCCGGCGCTGTGGCCGGGTTAGGTTGGTTGGGGACGGTTCTTATTGATAGATGGCGTCGCTGTATTCCGCGACGGTCAGAGATACCGTGTTATCGGTGTTAGGTTTGATGCTGTTTACTGTCCATAGCTGACTGTCCAGTTCTTCCACTGTTGCTATGAGATAGCGCGAGGGAAGCTGTACAGTGTCTCCGTTCCAGATATTGAGCTGAATGTTGGGTATTGCAGCGGTGAATCCGTACTTCGTATCGCTACGGGCGGTGGCCGGATAGCGCAGTGTCGGATTACCCAGGCTGTCGGTCACCAGCACATACATCGAGCCGGTAAACGTGATCGGCTCGCTGGTATCGAAGTTATTCCCGGCACGGCCGGTGATGTACCCATGCTGTTGGTTGCTGTCGTAGATGTCCGGCATCTGAATGACGCTGCCAACCTGAATGATTCCATCCTCAAATACTTTGGCGTTCATCTTCACCCGGGAGTAGATCAGACGTTTAGTTTCGCGCAGCGCGCGCTCACGGGCCTGATACTCGTTACGGAAGCCGACGATCTCCAGTTTGTTCGGGTTCTCCGCTTCCTGCTCGACGATGGCACCGTTCAGCACGCGATAGTTGATGTACGTCTTGTTATTGGTCGTCGGGTGAACGTAGGATACCTGCACACCGTCGTAACCGCCTGGCAACGTGGCTTCGTACGTCATTTTGTACTCGTCCGTCTTCATGTTGGCCCGGTTGAATACGGCAGCAGGATAATCAACTTTCTGATCACGGGTAAACGTCAGCACGCCGTCATCCCAGTAAGCCACCACTGAAGCCGCATTGCAGATCGCCTGCACGCGGTCACCGAGAGAGTCATTCTCATCGTCAAACGTATAGTCGAAGTAACCCAGACGTTCATCAGGCAGGCTTTCGGCAATCGAGTACAGTCCGTATAGGTCAATGCTGCTTACCGGCTGCTCGCCCATAATGAGCCAAGTATGCGCCACTGCATCAGCGAACGAGCGCGACGGCCGCAGCGTGTAATCTACCGTCTGCGTGTCCAGGTCGTACGTGATGGTGTAGCGCGTCACCAGCGCGTTATATTTTCGCTCGCGGCTGCCCAGCGCGTTCTCTGTCGCCCTCACCTTCACCCTTACAAGGGTATCTGTCGGGTGAACGACATTCGTCCGGATGTTGATGCTGTGGATCTCTTCGACCTTCAGCAGTGACGAGTCGCCGGAGTTATCCGTGCGCTGGAGGCTGACAGCGTATTTCCCGAAGCCGCCGGTTGGCGTGATTTTGTCAGTACGGTAGAAAACCTCACTGGTCGACTGGTGCGGGGTCGTCTGCCTGTACGTGAAAGTCTGCTGCGTGCCCGGAACCTGGTTGTAATCATCGTCGATTTTCCAGATGACTACCTTCCAGTTGGTTTCCTTCTTTCCGCCCAGGCTGGACTGCGTATGCAGCCACAGCTGCGTTGACTCGACCGGGGAGAAGAACGGCCCGACTACCAGCGCCTCGTTATCGTTAAGGATGAACTTCGTGGTGTTGATCGTTGCGTTCGCCGGGATGTCCTGCGGACCCTCCAGCTGGTTCATCGTAAACGTGTACCAGCGCACCGGGTTAACCACAGCGCCGTCGTTTGTTTCAACCGCAGAAATCAGCGTGCCGGAGAATGTAGCATCGGTAGTAACGGTGCCGGAGGCCGTGCTGTACGTCACATTGATGGTGAAGGTCACCGCGTGCGGCAGCACCAGCCCCATGAAATAGTCAAACTCGGCCTGCTTAACGATTTTCATCGCTATCTGTCCGCCGGAATACGTGCCACTAACCACAGTCGTTGCGGTTGCGCTCTCTACCGGGAAATCGCTGGCTTCGTTCTGCCCGGGAACCTCCTGCCCGTCGACGTCATCGAATCCGTAACCCTCAACGATCTGCGGTATAACTTCGCCCGGCTGATAGAACTGGAATTCAGCACCAGCCAGAGAACCCAGGCTCGACTCTGAGTAGCGCACTGACTCGTAATCGTATTTGCCGATCCCGATGCACATCCACTCAGTGACGTACTTCAGGCCGCCGTCGGTAGACGTCTGGTGCACGTATTCGAAAACCGATTCCTGAATAAGATCCGGGAACGAACGAATCTGCCCGTAGATGTCCGGCTTGGCCTTGTAAACGCGCGCGGTGTTTGTCTGACCGGTCAGGCTATTGTTGGGTGAGTCGACCGTATTTCCGCCGCTGTTGGCGATGGCCGGCTTTGGCGCCAGGAACGAAAACACCTGACCCACCACTTTGAAGATCGGGCTGAGTATGTCGCCGACAATGCCCTTTGGCTGGTCGAATATCTGGATGTGGTCCAGCTCACTCAGTTCAAACGACAGCTCATCATCGTCGCCCAGCTTTACGCCGTTGCGGACGATCAGCAAATCGCGGTGAAAGGTAGCGTCATTGGCCGCCAGCCAGTCATAAAAAAGGGTGCCGTTTGGCACCCTGCAACGCAGCTTAGGCGTTCCTGGAAAATTCGATATCTCAACCAGTGCCATATACGAAAAACTCCACTTTGGTGAATGCCCGCTGAATGACCAGCAACGAGTCCATGCGCACGCTTCCGTTCTCTCCACGCGAGTGCAACGACTGCCGGTTCAGTACCAGGCCAACGTGTGCCGGTTGCGCGCCGCGGTACCCGACGAATATCCCGCCCTCGACGGGCTTATCTACCTGGCGCCAGAAAACGACGTCACCCTGATAGCAGGTGAAGAAGTCCTCACCGGCTTCGTAGCCCGGTGTCTGGTGCAGTTCAACACCGAGGACGTGACGGTAATACAGTACCACCAGCCCCCAGCAATCGACCTTCTCAAACGAACAGGCCCGGTTAGCCCACGGCACGCCGATCATCATTCTGATAAAATCAGAGGTACTGAAGTCCCGTGTATTCGACTGGATCATAAAGGCGACCGATGTTGTTGTTTAATGGGTTGGTAATGGAAAGGGTTACAGATGCGGCATCTGAATCAACGTCAACAGTCTTCACAAAAAGCGTCCAGTTTTTCATAGGCGCAGATGTGTCTCCGCTATCGAAAATCTGCCTGGTAGCGGTGATTGGTGACAGCCTTGACACACCCTTCCATTTTTTCATCAGCGTTTTGATATCTGATGAAAGCCGTCCCAACTTAACAGTGGCGTCGATCACCGGCGTGCCGCTCTGCTGACTCTCTTCGATTTCAAAGCGCGCTGGTTTGTATACCTGACCTGCAAGCGTTTTCTCGAAGAACTGTTTGTCTACCAGGCGCACATAACCGAAGGAAGGATGGTAAAAGGTAATTGTGTCGTAACTGCCGCGAATCGGGCGCTGTTGCTTGTACTCCCTTAGACTCGGCATTACGGCACCCTCGGCAGTGATTCCGGATCGCGCCCGTCCGGATAACCCGTGACAACGATATCCAGCCACGAATCCCACGGCGGCGGCAGTTCAACAATGATGTCGTCAAACTCGTCGTCAGCGTTGTAGAGGTGATTCGCAATAACGGTACCCGTCCATGTCACAATTCCGCCATCGATGCTGGTTTGCACCGGCATCTGCGTGAAGTGAAGTTCCTGCAGCTGCAGGCCACTGCCGCCCAGGTTGATATTCATCCGGAACCAGTTCAAGCCCCGGTTGAGATAGTTCGGGCTGCGCAGCCACTGCTGGAAAGCACGCTCCTGCGCCAGGGTGAAGATCCACGTCAGCGACCAGGTTACTTTCAAATCGTCGGTTTGATTCTCGAAGATGGCCGGGCCGACCGCTGGCTGATCGGTCTGGAACCCGGTATCGAGCGTCATGTTTTTGCTGGCCTTCTGAGCCAGCGGCAGCCAGTCGGGATAGTCGATAATTGGCATCAGCCCTGCCCCCTTGGCGTGCGTTTAACGTTCATGTTGCAGGTAATGGCGTTGCTTGCCGGGCCACCGTTATTCATGTCAGCTATAAAAGCTTCAAGCGTCCATGAACCATCGCCGTTCTGCGTAGCCTGAGCATCAACAGACGCGGATGAGTAGTTGTAGATGTTGAGAATCGGAGCCCCGCCTCCACCACCTGAAGTAATGTCCTTGTTACTGAGCATGGTTCCATTATCGCCAGACACCATGTATTGACTGCCATTATTGGCGCGGAAGATTTCAGGCTTATCGCCCTCCCCTACCTGATACATGCCACCAGCTTGAATTGACCCACCGTTTTTACGCTTGCCAAGCAGGTTCGTGCCGATAACTCCGGCCACCGCGCCGAGACCAATCGCAGCAGCCGTACCCATTGAGGCAATGGATGACAGGATCGCCGCAGGGGTCCATGCCGCAGCAGTCGTTGCCGCTGCCGCAGTGCTGGTAGCGGTCTGCGTAGCCACTGCTGCAGTTTGAACCGCTGTCACCGTGCCGATAGCCGCCGTTTGTGCCGCCTGGCCCATGATGGCTGACTTAACCCACTCCACCCCCATCTGCACGAAGGTATTAACCAGGCTGTTGAGGACAGTGCTGCCAAGTGAGCGCATTGCATCACTGGCAGTCATGCTCCCCGTGATGATTCCGGTCAGTGCGTTCGAAGCATTTCCAGCAAGCGCATCAATCGAAGCCGCCAGCGCTTCATTACCCGCGCTCTGGTTACGGAAAATCTCCCATTGCGCCGCGATGCGAGCCTGCTCGTACTCCCTGTCAGCTGATGCGCGCAGCATAAGCGCATTCTGGTGAGTAATAATCCCCTGCTGCTCATAAGCCTGAATAAGCGCGAGCTTACGGGCATTTTCATTCGCCAGTTGCTGCACCGGATCCACACCGCCAGCAGCTTCCTGCTGTGGGCTGACAGCCTGATCGGCACGGATTTTCGCTAGGTTGGCCTGGTGGGTTGCTTCCAGTCGCTCAGATGTCTGATTGAACTGCTCCTGACTGATTTTCTTCGCAGCCAGTGCGGTATTCAGGTCCTCAACATCCTGTTTGTAGCTGGCGTTTTCACGCGCTTCTGGCAGGAGCTTCTCGGCTGCGGCCTGCGCTTTGAGTGCGTTTGCCGTATCCCATTTTGTAGCGGCGTACTGAGCAGCCAGCGCCAACTGCTCTTTCGTTGCTCCTTTTCCAAGAGACTGCTGAGCATTCAGGATTGCCTGATCGCGGCTCAGCTTATTAGTTGAGTCGGCGGCAAGTTCTGATTGCTGTTTCAGGTTCGCAAGCTTCTGAGCAATAGACTCAGCCTGTGATGCACCTTTCTTCTGCTCGGATTGTAGAGTCTTCTGCGCCTGCGTATTTTTGTACGTAGCGGCAGCATCATCCTGCATCTTCTTAGCATGCGGATCATCCTTCGCAAACCCGGCATCTTCGGCAGCGTATTGCGCCTGCAGCCGCGCGCGGGCCTCACCCTGCAATTTCGAGAGGGCCAAATTGCGCTCGGACTGTTTGATTAGGTTCTTCTGTCCAGAAGTAAGGTTGTCAACCTCTTTTTTCATCCCGGACAGATTGATTTGAGCCTCTCCAGCGACTCGAACGAGCTCTGTGAGCGGACCAAGGAACGTCCTGATGGCATCTGCGCCTGACTTTGTTGAGCTCTCCGTATTCTGGAGCTCAAGGACCAGCCTTTGCAGCGCTTCAGGCGTAGGATTATTCGCCACATCGGAGAGTTGCTTGCTTAGCTCGAATGCCCGCTGTTCAGATACGCCAAATTTATCCGCAAGTGTGCTAACAGTATTCTGGATCGCGTTAGCATTAACGGTGAATTTCGCCCCGGCGTTCCTTGCCTGCTCCATTGCTGCAGAGTAGGTGTCAGCTGTTACACCGACTGTCGAAAGGTTTTTGTTAAACTCATCGATCGACGCAATACCGCCAACGAATGATGTCTTCAGTTTATCGGTGAAGCCAACAATAGAGTTTGATGCGTCGTTTATAGATTTAGGGATCTTAGCTATGGCGGCATTGTATTCAATCATTGCCTGATTTCTCAGGATGGTTGCTGCCTCGGCGTTGGTTCTTGCCAGGTTGGCGTACTTATCTGACAGTGCGGCCACACCATTCTGAGAGATGGTGATCACCTTATCCATCGCTTCAGCTGCATCTTTCAGCGCATCCATGGCGTTTTTACCGCCATTCAGCGAGGTAATCAGCACACCAGCAATCACTGAACTGAGCGCAATGAATGCCCCAACCACCGCGCCGCCCGGGCCGAATGCGCCAGCTAGTTGCGAGCCCTGTTGAGCGAACGCCACCAGCGCAGACTGCCCGCCCTGGACCTGTACGATGAAGTCCTGAACCTGATAACCGGCCTGCTGCATACTGTTTTTCCAGCTGCCAGTGCCTTTTGCGCCATTTTCAACGCCAGTCTTCATGTCATAAAGGCGACCAGTAAGCTCGCCGATCTTCTGCTTTTCTTCGTCTGTCGCTTTCGACCCGGCGCGCAACTGTGCAGCCAGGACTGCGGCGCTACGCGCGCCATTCTCCTGCGCTTCGTCCAGAACAGCCAGTTGGTTACCCAGCGCTTCGATGATGGATTCTGCACGACTGAATTCACTGCTCGCACCGCCGGTACCGCTGCGGGCCTCTTCCATCGCGCGGGCAATTCCGCTTACGTTGGTGTTCAGCTTGCGAAGCTGGTTATCCATGGAGTTGGCATAACCGGCCAGTTCAGTAAAAGCGGATCCGGTTTGTGACGTACTCTGATCGAGGTTATCCATTCCCTTACCGGACTGCTGAGCTGCAGCGTCCAGCTTATCCAGCGCATCAATGGCCTGTTTCCCGCCCTGCAACAGCGGCTCAACGTCGGCGCTGATTTCATACACGATGCTACCGGCGTTTTTCTCACCTGCCATGTCGTTCTCCGGTTATTGCTTTGCTTTTGCCCTGCGTGCGGCCTGTTTAGCCAGGTACTCGTCGGCGATGCTGTCGTACTCTTCGCGAGTGAAGCCTTTCTGGTCAGGGTATTTCGCCGCCAGCAGCATCTGAAATTCGGTCATCGTTAACTGGGCGGCTTCGGCGCGATTTATGCCGAAGTGGCTGCGTGCAGCGCTGATGTAATCGAAGGCCTTAAACTCTGTGGTTCGCTCGCCTGTTTCGTGGCGCTGCAGCTGGCGCACCTTGGCTTTGCCGACGACGCCGTGCTGCATAAGGTGCTGCGCCAGCACGATGATGTCGTTCTTCGGCATCTGGCCCGGGCGATATACGACATAACGGCTCCACCCCTTCCACTCGCCGACCATTGGCGTCAGATCGTCATCGCAGCACGCCTGCAGCACCAGCATGCTCGTTGATAACAGCTTCTCAGCGGCGCGATTGAATGATGGAGATAGCCATGCGGGAAAACGCCCCAGCGTGCCAGCGCACACCTCAATGAGCTGAGCGACATCGTTGCCGTGGATGGTGGCGTAAGCCTGCACAATCTCTTCCGGGCTGCCGAGCCTCGTCATCGCCTCGAATGAAGGTCGCAGCAGGTAATCTTTCCCGCCTTCGCGGCTGTCGCTGATAGAGAGTTCGCCAATATCGGTTAAAGCGGTCATAGGTCTTCCAGTAAACGGTCATTATCAAGGGCAGCACGCCGCCCTTTGGAATGTCCGTTAGGTAACGGTAACCGTATGCACGGCCACAAAGTTGCCGTCTTCGGTGTTGATGATGATCTGCGCGCTGCCGGTGGCGACACGCGTCACGGTAACGGTGTTGCCGGATGCCGTAGCAGTGGCTTTGGTTGTATCGGTTGATGCGACGGTGAAGTCTTTGTTGGTTGCGCCGGCTGGTGCGATGTTCACCGTGAAGGTGCTGGTACCGCCTGCCGTACCGGTGCTGGTTGTCGGGGTTACCGTCACGCCGGTTACCGCAACAGCAGTGATTTCGTTCACTTCGATGGTGCTTGCGTCCCCGACTTTGAACTCGGTAGAGAACGTGACGATGTCATTTGTGCCGCCGTCAGAACTCAGCGCGGTGATGTTCATGTAGCCGATGAATTCAACCGGGCCATATTCCATTCGTACCCAGATGCCCGTTTGACGCTTAGCAGCAAGCTCGTCAGCAAAGTACTTAATGAATTTGCCGACGCCGTACTGATCCAGCTTGTCCTTTTTGCGCACTTCACCTTCAAAACTGAAGGTCAGATCACTGTTGGTGATGATGGTCTCGACATAGCCGCCGCCGTCATCCGCATCAGAGGTAACCGAGTTCGGGTTGAAGTCGAAGCCCTTCGACGTACCAGCGGCCAGCGCCATCCACTCACCTTCGAGTGGTTTGACATCCGGGCAGCCATCGGCGACTTCCAGCACGACCGCACCGCCGAACAGGCGCTCGTTCGAGTTCTGGCAATTAGCCATGTGAAACTCCTCTTTGACGTATAAAAAAGAAAACCCGCCGAAGCGGGTTATTTGGTTGGGATGGCTATTCGCCGTAAGTGCAGGCGAACTGGAGTCGGAAGACTATTCGCCCTTCTTCTGTGAGCACCGGCGCGGGAACTGCGCCCATGTTCTGGATGTAGCCGACGCACTCGTCAGCCATGGGATTTGCCTGAACGTAGTCGACGATGCGCTGCACGGCATTAAGCGCCTCTTTGCGCTTGTCCTTCGCGCCGACGACGTCGACCAGGACGTGATACTCAGAGCCGAGGTCAGTCCGAATATTCGACCCGCCGTTAGGCCTGAACACCATGATCGCCTTCGAAAGGTCACCCGGGTCGTCGTACATCAACTGCTGTATAGTGAAGCCGGCCGTTAGCCCGGCGTCGCCGAACATGTTGCGCACCCGCTCGTGCATCATGGGTGTCATAGCGAAAGCTCCTTGCGCATCACCGCGTCAACGTTATCGCGCTCGTCATTAGCACCTTTGGTCAGGAATTGTGGTTCACCATGCGGATCCCAGTAGTTGCCCGTTCCGGTCCCGCCGCCGAACTGTTGCCCGGCTCGGGTAGTGCCGAAGTGTGCACGCGGCTGACCTTTCAGCTTGCCTGACGCCTCATGGACGTATGCAGCATAGTTGGCCGAGTAGCCGATGCGACCGGTAATGAACACCCCGCCAGCGTCGATTTCGCGGAACTGGCTGTTAATCAGCGTGGAGGTGTCGATCGGGGTGTAATAGGCCGCCCGTGCACCGATGAGTATCATCGCCGACTGCAGCGCTCGGATTACCTTCCGCCCATTTACGTCGTTGATGACATCGTTCAGGTTCTTCTTCGCCTGGCTGATGCCCTTCACTTTGATGCCCATGGCTACACTCCAGTCAGGATGGCGTAATCATCCGCCAGGCGCTCGAATGTGTCGGCGTAGCGGATGACCTGCCGCACCTCATCGGCACCGGCCACAACTGGATCTGGTTCTGTCGACACGCCAATCAGCAGATAATCACCCGCGGCGGCCAGTGCGAACTCCGTCCAGACGGTGTTCTTCACGACAATCTCAGCGCCCAGGCTGGCTAACTTCTTGCTGAGTCCTCCCTCGTAATCACAGAGAATTTGCTCAGGTTCGCCATAGCCAAGCGGGTCGCCATATTCGTCATTGCCGTCCAGCCTGCGCCATATGGTTGCCGTCGCTGTGTAAGACCAGTTTGCAACGCTGCTCATAGCATGAAGACCTCGACCTTCTCAACGATTTTGAAATCAGCGAGAGGCTGTATCAGCCCTGACTGACTGGCGAGGCGCTTAGCATCAGCCTGCTCCAGAAAGTCAACTTTGGCTTTCTCGTAAGTTTCAGCATGGCGGCCAATAAACTTAACGCCGGATTCGTTTATCCAGATGAACAGCGACCAGTTGCCTTCGCACTTAAAGGCATGCACTTCATATCGTTCAGCCATCTTTCCACCTCAGCACCTTCGCGCCAGTAGCCCGGATGCGCGGGCAGTTGATGAACCACTCGCCGTCTGATTTTACGTAGCCGGTAGTCTCCCGCCCTGTGTCGGTCATCACCCAGACGCGGGTGAATGAGCGCGGTAGCCCTTGTTTAACTGATTTGTACGTCATCACTTGTCACCGCACATGCAGCCGCCCTTCCCGATCCAGATACCAGCGAACGCAGGGGAGGCGGTAGGATCGGCAGGAATTAGCGAGGTGGCGCAGCCGTACTTATCCAGCCCGCGCAACAGGTTAACCGAGGCCCTCCAGCGGTCGGTGAACGACTGATACCGGAACGAGCGAGATGCCCCGCTTGGAGCCGTTTGGCTTGAGATGTACTTATCCCCCTGCCCGAGCCCCATAAGCGCGAGCAGATAGAGCTGAATCAGCAGCGCTGTCGATGCCGGATAATGCGCATCAAGACACTCCTGGATGCTGTTGGCCTGATCGACGAGAGCCTGAAGAACAAAATCGGGAATGGTAATTCCCTGACTCTCCAGATACTCCTTCGCCTGCTCGAGAGTTACCATTATCGACTCCGTGAAATACCCCGCCGGAGCGGGGCATAAAAAAACCGCCTTAGCGGCGGCTGTTATTCAGCAGGGAAAAGCTTTTCGAATTCGCCATCCGGCAACAGCTCACTGAGCTTTTCAGCGCCCAGATTGCCTTTGAACTCAATGCCCAGCTGGGTCAGGCGCTCCTGAATGATCTCTTTGCGAGATTTCTCACCGGTACCGGCATCAGGAGTCGACGGGGTAAGTTCTCCGCCTGCCTCACCATTCATGAGACGGACGTTAGACTTCAGCGCCGGGTGAAGCTCTTTCAACTCCACCACCTGCCCTACCTTCACGCCGAACCAAGGGCGCACTACTTCGTATTTAGCCATGCTGTTTCCTTACGCCAGGTTAGCGCCGTATACAACGCCAGACAGGCCCTGATCGTCTGCGGTGATTTGCAGACCTTCAGCAGACATAATCTGGAAATTGTAGTTAACGTTAGGCAGTGGACGCGGCAGCGGAACAACGCCTACAGCCATGCCCACCAGTGGAGAGATCACGTCACGGCGACGAACGTACGCGATAAACTCGTTACCTGACAGCGCGAAACTCATGCGGATTTCTTTCACTGGTGCGAACGGCAATACCGCCTGCAATACAGTGCCGCTTACAACTCCGTTAACCACGTACGGCTGCGCCAGGTTCGCCCAGATTTCCGGAGAAACCCACATCACATCATATACGGCGACTTTGTTCGTGCGTGCGGTGGTACCGAATGCACCTTTACCGAAGAACGCAAAGATCGCGGTCATGTCAGCAGTGGTCAGGTCGATATTCGCGCCACCAGCACCAGAGCCGAGGTTAATCTTCTTGGTGTTGCGGTGGTTCTTGATACCCTGCGCCGGGTAAGACTGAACCTGAATTTTTGAATCGCCGTTCAGGTAGTAGTTGACGCGCTTTTGGTTGAACTTGCGCATCTTTGCCATCTGTGAGTCCAGCACCAGATCGATGCCCACAGAGTTCAGGCCAGCAGCATGACGCCAGTTAACACCGTAACCAGCAGTGAACACCGGAATCGGGTCACCGTCGCTCGCGTAGTCAGTGTTGTCGAAGGAGAACGGCGCCTGACCATCGATGCTTACTGACACGTCGTCAGCGATGTCGCCAACTACATTATACAGCTTGGCGGTTTTACCGACCGGCAGCACCGTCTGAACGCCGATAAGGTCGTTCACGATTTCCATGCCAACTTCCTGATCGCGCAGCTGCAGCACCTGGTTGTCAATCTCAGCCCAGAAATCACGGGAGAAACCGCCAACGGCGTTACAGGCCAGCATATCAGGCGTCATGATTGCGCGGTTAGCCGCGATGATGGAATCGTTCTGCAGGTTCCACATGTTGCGGTTTGCCCACAGCTCGTTCCAGTGCCCGCCGAGGCGGGAGTTAGTCGCCAGCGTCTCTTTAGAGAAGTACATATGTGTTTGTCCTTTTGTTACGCGCCAGCTGCGGCGACAGTGCCAACGCGCATGCGCACGCGAATGAAGTCGGTGGTGCTGGCCGCGATGGTATATTCATCCTGGCTGTATCCGATCACTGAATCAGTGTCGGAGGTGGCAATGGTGAACTGACCGGCAGTGCCCAGCTTGATCGGGCTGTCTTTCTTGTAAGCACCAGGTAAGCAACGTAACGCCAGCTCACGCCCTTCTTCGACGTAGTTGCCGACAGCTGAATCGCCTGCAGGGATTGCTTCGGTGATGGTCAGCCCCTGGTGGTAACCGACATCAATGATGTACAGGCGGCCTGTCAGCGCGGTGGCCTGAGCGAATTTATCGGAAGAGTTGATGGTTGCGGCGGTGCCCGGAAGCAGCGCGGCGGCCGTGGTGCGGGTTTCGGTCTTGTACAGAGACTGACCGTCGATATTAACGCGACGATAACGTGGCATTATTCCGGCTCCTTACTTAAAGTGTTCTTCTGCGGCAGGTGCGCCGGTTTCTTTGTGCTGCTGTGCATTGTTGGTGCCCAGCGGGACAGCTTCGCCCAGCGACTTGAACATCGCGTCCAGAGCTTCGCCAGACAGCGCGTTAGCAATAATATCGCCATGCACCTTGGCAACCGCTTCGCGCTTTGTTTTCTCTTCGGCACGAGAGTTAGCGGTCAGGGTTTCGGCGAGCTGCTGCTGATTGGCCTGCAGCGCATCAACCTTCTCCGCGAGAGGTTTAATAGCCGCTTCCGTGTTGGTTGCAACAGCCTGGCCGATCATGCTGCCGATTTGTTCCAGTTCTTCTTTGGTTAAAGGCATGTCGCCCTCCGTATTGTGGTTTGGTGCAGGCTGTTCCTGCGGTGTGAATAGAGCTTTGAATTTGTTTGCCACGACGGCCACCCACGACTCCTGGCGCGCTACTGCGGTGCCGGTATCGTCGAAGGTGATAACTCCGCCCTCAGACTTGTAGCCAAACACCTCAGCGTTGCCGCCGTTGCGGATGATTACCGCTTGCGAGTCAGTGAAGTCAGCAACCCAGGCGTATTCATCCGCGCCCGCCGCAAACTTCGCTTTGGCTGCGCGATCGAGACGCTGTTCGCGCTCCCGGTAGGATTCGCCCACCAGCGCGCCGGTGTTTGCCTTAAGCGGCTGCGCCAGATCGGCATTGACCATCAGGCCAACACCTTGCTCAGGGGTGGCTGCTCCGACTTCGTGCAGAAGGATTGCGTCGTGGTCCATGCCGTGGATATCAGCTACCCACTCGGCACCAGTTGCGCGTTGTTGCTCGTTAGGCTCAAGTTGGTCGAGGAATGCGGCCACACTGGTATGAATCGGCGGAACGTCTTCACCGCGCTCAATGGCCGCGACGCGTTCAAGAAGCTCCCTGCCACCTTCCGACTCGCTGGCACGGGCCACATCAACCCACTTTTCGAGGTAAATGCGATTACCGGACTTCTTAACGTTGCGGTTCCATGCGCCGATATGGCCTGCGTTAATCCCCTCTGGCGAGAAAGCAGAAACGAACTGACCGTTAACCTGAGGGTGGCCCAGCGGCGCCAGGGTGCCTTCCAGGCCCTGATAGTGGGCGTCGATTTGCTCCTGTGTGTACAACCCGCCATTCATGACGACGTTTGCCGGCAGCGTGTAGCTCGGAAGCACCAGATGCTCGCGTCCGTTGTATGTTTCGCGCCGGATAGACTGGCTGTTCACCTTCGTGGTGATGTTTACCTGCATTGGCATGATTTAACCTCAAGCTGCCTTTTTGCAGCAGTGACAAGCTGAATGATTGACCTTCATCTTTTTCCAGTGGCTGTCGAATTCCTTCTTAGCCATTTCGATGACGTTCGGGTAAAGCGGATTACCGTCTGAATCCACAAGCACCTCTACTTGCCCGCATTTACAGTTAATTGCGTTTGCATCAACTGCATACCAGTCCCTGACCTCTTGAACCGTGAAGGTGTGCGCGTGCCTCAGAGCGTGCTTTATTCTCGTGGTAGGGCTTAATGCTGAAAGGTGAAGCAACCTGAGATTAAGCCCAAGATCAGCCATCACTTCTTCTGATTCATCCCAGCGCGCTCGGCGAAGGGCATTTGTTACCTCAGTGCGCGCTATCCGGTTCGCCCGGCGCTTCTCGATGCCGGTCTGGTCTGTCAGGTTGCGGCCAATGTCCAGCGGATTGAGCCCGCGCCCCACACCATCAGTAAGCACACGCGCCATGTCGCGCTTAACGTCAGCTGTCAGCCCCTTCATTTCCTCAAATACACGCGCATGCACCAGTGCCATTCGTTGCTGGTACGGGTCGCTTGCGAGGATTGACGCCAGCGACTCACGCCCGGCTGCGTACACCGGTGATTGCTGGCTGAGGTTGTAGAACGACTGCCCGGTCCCTTTCTCCGAAGCCAGATCGATGTACTCGTAAAACCACAGGTCGTAATCGCCCCCCTCAAGCAGGACCTGATCTACCATGTAACTGGCATCGTTCAGGATGATGGAGAGTAACGTTGGGTTTAGCTGGTATTCGTATCTGGCGTTTACTGCGAGGGAGGAAGGTATTTTGTCGAGTGCTGATTTGTAAGCTTTGCCAATCTTATTCATCCGCCTGCCGAAGTCTTTCATTGCCCTGCGTTCCAGCGCATCGGCTCCGGTCGGATCCTGGTAGTTACGCGGCAGAATCGGTGGCTTCGCCTTCTTCGTCGCCATCCTCTTCTCCTAACGGGAATTCATCAACGTTTTCATAACCGGCTGCTGTGCGAATTTCTTCACGACTGAATGCTGGATTCTCTCCGCTGCCCTGGAACGTCTGGTTAATCTCTGCCATGGTTTTGGCATTGGCGAGCTTCTCAGTTCCAGTCTGCTCGTTGAGGTCATCCCAGATAACCGTCTTCTCGCTGACTGCATCAATAATTTTCAGGTCGATTAGCTTGTCACTGAAGTCTTCAATTTCGAATGACAGGTCACCGCGGCGTGACTGGCAGCGAGCATTCATATACTTCTGATCTTCAGTGCTCGCCCTTTCTCCAGTCTGCATCCCTACCAGAATTTTCACCGGCTCATCGACAGAAGCGGCAAAAGTTTGAAGGTTTACGTTATATGTTGGGTCAGGATCTGAAACTGCCGATACCATCGACGTAACCTGCGCCCCCTGAGTAATCAGAAGAACATCATTGCCGATGTTTAACTCTCTGGCCGCATCGTTATATCGCTCCTGAAGCTCATCAACAGATACGCCGTACAATGAAGCAAGGTTGTTGAAATCAACGTCTTTGTCGAAATTAATGCTCTGCTTATTAGCGGCGTTCTTCAGGAACGCCTCACCTGACCCACCTTCAACCTTCTCCAAGCTGACGCAGGCGTTATAGCCAGGTTCAAGGAAGCCAATGGCATCATTAGAGTAGTCGCCTAGGATGAAGACGCGATCGGGATGCACGAATCGCTGATTCGTCCCACCATTTGGCAGACTCTCAACGTATTTCCATTGCTTTGGCTGCCCATAGTCTGCCGAATTCTCGTCAGTAACCCATTGGCTAACAGTTAACGAACCAGCCCATGCGATCGTTACCTTTTTGAGTGACTTCCCGCGGACAACCGGCTGATCCCACTTTCTGGAGTCATTGATGTGCAGCAGGATTCCGGCATAACGTCCGACCAGGCGGCGGCGGTCTGCTTCAGCAAAGGCCCGCCATAGACGCTTTGTGAAAACCTTTTTGGCGTTCTTCTCCCAAGCCGTTTCATCCTTGCTCTCGTCGGCATCATCACCCTCAATGATTTCCGGGTTAGTCTGCCAGCACTTGCCCACCAGCTTCTCAACGGCACCGTGAGCGATACCGCCGCGTCGGTACAAGGCGTAAAGGTTTTCGTAGGTTACCTGCTCAGGGAAGCCGTACTCGCACCATGCGGAGTGGCGCTTATTGTCCAGCCCCATCGTCGGTGCCAACAGCCCCATACGGGCGCGCGCCATCCGCGCATCGTTCAACGCATGGTTGACGGCGAGAGTTAATTTGTCAGTCATGGTTTGTCCGTTAGCGATTTTTAGGTGGCGGCAATACTTTTCCTGATTTGGCTGTTCGTGTTGGCTGATATCCACTCATAGGTTTAGGCTTGCGCCTTGGAGGAATAGGAGCAGCGTGACCTGTCCAGCTAATCACAATCACAAACGCCACTATAAGAAGCGCAACGAGCGACGCTATTAAGGTCATGTTGCATCCTTTACTTGGATTTATGGCAATAAAAAAGGCCGCCGCAGCGACCTATCATGTTGTTGTTTAGCTTTATTCGTAATCTTCAGGCTGGTAGCCTTGGTATTCGAGCCATCCTAAAACACTGCTTTCGGCTAATTCCTCGTTTTCTGCTTCTGCTGAATACGAATGCACACCCTTACCGCAGCCCTTATTAAGAGTAACGGTAACCTTAACCAGGCCGGACTGACTGTTCAAATCTGTCTGAAAACTCATGATTTCCTCCTAAATGAGAACAGTGAGAATGCCATGTGATCATAATAATTTCTATGCTATTACCGACCTTGCAACCTTTTTGGAATCATCATTCCAGCCATTTGTCCCTTGCGCTTAATGTGTCCGTCGAGGCTGTAGCGGATGCCATCCCAACAATGCTCATAACCGTCAGCCAGCTTCGGCAAGACCTCGCCAGTGATGCGGTCCGTTTTGTACGACCACATGCGGGCCTCTCGCGCTACGTTCTTGCAGCGCGGATGGATAATAATTTCGTCGAATCCGCGAAGATGTGCGATCCCGTCCTCAACGCTCCCCTGCCATTTCTCGGCGGCTGAGATGTTGAATCCCTGCCGCTTGAGATAGCTGATTGTCTCAGGTCGAGCGGAATCGGCCTTGATAGGCCAGTCGCGCGCACCGGGAATCGTGTCATATAGCTCAGGCATGTGGTCGAGCTCAGTCTGCTGGCCGTATGCCTCGTATTCGATGTACAGCCGGTTGTGCAAGATGAACGAACGAACCAGCGTGTTAGGGTCTTTGGCGAAACCGAAGTCAGCTCCGAAGAACAGGCGATCTGCCTCTTTCCATAGTTCATCTGAGAACTCAGCAATCCGGTATTTACCGGCCAGCACCTGCTTATCAGAGTTTTCGAGGTAAGCACCTTCCCAAACCCACGCGTATGTTGCAGGGTCGAGGCGGCGCTGATCGTTCTGTCGCTCACCTTCAAGCACATCCGGGAACCACGGGTTATCCGTGTAGTTCATCTCAACAGTAATGCAGTCGTCACCGGCTTCTTTTCGGAAGCGCTTATCCGTGGCGCTACCGTCGCGCTCCGGGTTCCACGTCACCCAAATCTCTGATCCCTCTTCACGAACAGTAGGGCTCAACTTCTGCCAGGCTATTTCGCTGACTGATTCAGCCTCGTCCACCCAGCAGAGCAGAATACGTGCTTTCGACTTGATGCTGTCGAGGTTATGCCGCAGACCGCAAAAGACATAGTTAACGCTCTTGTCGATGGTGCGAATGTACTTCTCGCCGATATCAAAGTTGGCGGCCAGCCAGGGAACAGACAGGATCGCCTGTTTCACTTCCTGCATGCTCGATTCTTCCAGCGAGTTCATGAACTCACGCGCGCAGAGCACCACGCCGCTTTCACCGTTCATCATCGACTGATACGCCTTTACGGCTGTCATCAGTGCGAAGGTTCGCGTCTTAGCGCTGCCACGCCCACCATGCGAGCACCGGTAACGCTTATTCACGGCGGTGAACAGTGGCGCAAGCTTGGCGGGGATCGGCAGTTGAACGGCGTTACTCATGCTTTCGGCTCAACGGGGAGTAGCTGGATGATGGTCGGCTGCGGAGTCATAGTTCCGTCAGACGACTTATGATCAACCGTTTCTTTGAAAGCATTCACATCGATATGCTTCCCGAGAAGCTCAAGATTCTTCACCTTATCAGGCCACTTAATCTTCTTGAGCAGCGCGGCTGTGCTTCCCTCGGCTGACATCTCGACGACATCCAGCCCGGATAATGTCGTCCTCCAGACCTTCGGCCACTGAGACACCGGCTTGAGCTCACCGGTCGAGGTCAGGATGTCCAGCACGTCCATCTGGTCTATCTCAACGAGACGATTCAGGACGTATGTCGCATTTATACCAACCAGATCATTGCGTTGCGCTTTAAGTTCGGCAATTCTGGACTGGATGTCAGGTTTTGACAGGTTTTCGGACGCGGTGCGGTTAGCTGTCTTAGCGCTGTACCCCGCCCGAATAGCCGCTTGCGTGGCGTTTAAATCGATGAGGTACTCGCGACAGAACATATCTTGCTTGTCAGTGAGTGCCATTTTTTACTCATTATCTTCTGGTTAATCAAATGAATACGAATCTATTCGCATCAAAATTTATGATGAATGAAATTACTTGGTCCCGCTTGGCAGGACTCCATCAGACTGAAGACGACATTGGTCTAGTGCTGCGAGGCCATCTAATCACTGAGACAATGTTAGAGGCTTATTGTTGTGCAGCAGTAGACAATGAAAATCTGTTTGAAGGATTTGGTGAAAACTTAACTATGACTTATGCGGCTAAAATTCAGCTTGCGTCAAACCTTGGACTTAACGAGCACTCAGTTGCCGAACTTAAACGCGTAAATAAAATTCGAAATGCCCGATCTCATCAGATTGATAATGCGGAAATCACAGACGCAGAAATAGATTCTTTGCGCGCATATATTTCTCGTGGTGGGCAGGAGGATTTAGTAAACACTATAGGATTTGGTATAAAAGTTGATGATGCTGAAGCATACTTAAACCGCCCTGGAGCATCAAATAGAGAAAAGTTCATTGCAATACTGGGCGCCATCATCATGAGAATAACTAAACAGGTTGGTGGTCAATAGGTTTTTACGCCTGAGCTTATGCGCCATATGTTGCTAATCAAACAACCTTCATCTGCTCAGGCCCTCTGGACTTTCCAGCACAGGCACAAAGTGGAACTGCTCTACGCTGTCAGGCCGGAAGTAACGCCACTCACCTGTATCAATCGCCAGTGCTACGAACCCGTTAACGATTTCAGGCTGGCTGCGTTTCATCAGGCCGGTAAAGGTTTCTTTTGATGTGGTGGTGATAGTGATTTGGTAGATGTCGGACATTGAGAGCCTCTTTAGCCTTTAACGGTGGTGCCGTCCTGCGGTTTAGCTTCACTCATTTCGTAGCTTTTTCGGTTATGCGCCAACTTGCTTTTGCTGGCTTGTGGATGGATATTGCTGGGATGAAACACATGGAGATAACCAAATGAAGCAGATTCTTTTTGCGTGGTTCGTTTTAACAAATACCTTTGCCTGCATCACCGCCAGCATTAACGTGAACAACTCGCTAATGCTTGATTCAGCTTTGCCGTGGATTGTTGGGATTTCTCTTGCAGCAATCACTAATTACTTATTGGCTAAAAAACTGAAGAAAAGCGGGTTTCTTTAGCACGTGCTTAAGGCATTGGTGTCTTCACTATTTCAGGCATTGCGTGCTGATGTAGAGCTGCATGCCGCGAATCATTTTGTCAGTGGTTGCAATTCCGTCCAGGTGATCGAAATAATTCCGTCGAGCGTCTGGAGTAAGTTCGGGGGTTCCTGCATCATCCACGCGGGTGGCGGAGGTGGCTTTGGACACTCCAGGGCAGGTTGCGGCGATGCGCAGCCGTTTAGCGCCAGAATCGACATCCCGACGCAAATCGTTAATGGTTTTTTTCGCATCGGACAATTCCTTCGTATATTTGGCATCCAGTGCAGCGACATCTCGCTGGCGCGCCTGCATGTCTTTGATGGTGGCGTTCGCCATGCTGAGCTTTACTGTGGCTTTGTCGCGCTGGTCTTTGTAGGTGATGGCGTTGTCGCGGTAGTGGTTAATAGCCCAGGCCATGGAAACCAGCAGGCAGATAACGACAGCGAAGATGATTGCGGTTAATCGGCTCATTTCACACCATCCAGGCAGAGCGCCTTTTCTTTCCCGGCACGAGTAACCAGGCCAGGCAGAACCTTACCGCCACCCCATACCCAACGAGGGAACTGATTGCACGCCGCCGTGATATCCCCACTCCTGAGAAGAGAGAACATCGTGGAGGTTCGCATGTTTCCGCAGCCAGCACGAAACGTTACCGATACAGCTGCCGAGAAAGTATTGTCAGACAGTTTTCTGCCATTCCCGTAGCGATTAACGCAGGACTCAGCATCAAGGATGTTGCGCTCCCACTCGGCTGCGATCTGCTGGTCAGACTTTACGGTGCCGGGCTTCACGCCATGCGTGTTCCCCATGCCGTCAGTCAGCACGCCTGCTGGGCAGACATACGGATCACGTCGGCAAGATTCAGCGTTGCCGATTAACTCTAGCCCGCGCTCGTTTGTTCTGACGTGTCCCGCATTCATCACAATGGCGATGATCGTTCCGACGGAGCAGACAATGCCCGCGGCGCCGCTTTTCTTACTCAGTTTCAACTGTGCCACCGGAAATTCTCCGCATTGCCTCCGTAACCACCTCGGCGGCAGCCGGACGATCGGAGTGAGGTTTTTTACCTACATCAGATAAGTAGTTTTCCAGCAGCTGGGTTCGCTTCCTTTCCTCAGCCATACGCTCACGCTCTTCTTTCCGTTTTGCGTAATAGGTTTTTATCGTGAAGAACGCCGAGACCAGCGCACCGATAATAAACACGTAATCCTGCAGGCTAAGCAAAGAGAACAGGCCCAAGGCCGCCGACCACCAGTACGGCAGATCGTGTCCATTTGTTGGGTTCATACGTTGCATTCCACACCTCCGGGTCCGGGGTGCTGTGTGGTAGTTGGGAAAAGGCCGTCAGACACGATAGCTACGTGGCATCTGGGATTGATTGTCTGCGGCCTGAATAAAAAACCCGGCGACAGGCCGGGAATATGAGGGTAAGGCAATGCCGGCTCTATGGCCGAAGGGTCCCAGGTAGTGGGTTCTGTGTGTGGCGATCGGACTCGAACCGATACTCAGGTTCAGCATTAGCATCATGCCTGCCCTGCTGGCTATGCCAGTTGATGCATTACTCTACCCATCTAACCCGCAAGCGGGAATTGAGTTACACCACAACGGAAAGAGCACTGCGCGGCACCTTTCACCAATCCGCGAGGTCTGCGGGTTCAATGCTCTTACCTGTTGTACAGATACGAAAAAGCCCAAGGCGATAACCTCGGGCTTGAATTCTTTGTGTCGACAATCAAAGCTATGGCGACGATATCAGATTTACATGAAATATATGCGTTTCAATCCAGTTTTGCAAGACTTCTGTCGAAATTTGTCGCCTTTTGTTGTGAACGTGATCGCGTAACCTGCAATAAAGCTCCGCTGTCCAGGCGCAGGAAGATGCGGCGCATCTCAACCCAGCGGTCCGTAAACGTCTCTGACCAGTTCTTTGGTGTTACACCGACCAGTTCCGCCATCTTCTGATATTCGTAAGTCTCCCGCCCCGCCAGTTCAGCTTTCACGTCCTGCGCCGCCAGCCATATCAGTTTTTTCAGGCGCTCCATCGTCTTGCCCGCCACCTTCTTCGCGCCGAGCTGTTCCCGGAACTCTGCCCATGCCCACTGAGTAATCGCCACCTGGTACTCGAAGCGGATGTTCTCGCTGTAGTTCCAGAGCAGCCATGCTTTCTGATGGTCTTCCAGCGACAGGACAGCGCGGCGCCACGATGCGGTCACGAACTCAACCGGGCCCACCAGCGCGATAGACGAGCCCTTTGCGCGCGACTGGCTGCCGCTCATCGCCGGGCCGTCCGGATTAACTTTGCGGCCGGTGACCGGATCGGTGATTTTCTTCCGGCCCCGGCTGCGCGCCGTCGCGGTAAATTGCGCGTTTTCGGCGAAGGCTACCAGTTGCCCTTTCGTCGCCCCACTGAGGTCTGCGGTCGCCACAATGAGCTGCTGACGTACGTATTCCAGTTGCTGACTGTTCATGCGGCTTCCTTCTGTGGCTGGTTGGTTTTTGTTTGGCTGTGCTTTGCTATTGGCGGTAGATTGGCTCTGGCTACGCTTTCGGCTTCGTACCTTTGGGATTCGCTTAAATTCATAGGCCTAACCCCTCATTAGTCTTTTGAGCATTCGGTATTTTTCCGCATATCGAATGGCTCTAATCTTTATGTCGATCTTCTTTCTAAGTCTCTTGTGCTTAACCCACTCCCTAATCAGGAAGCAGGCCACCGCAATGAGATATGCCGATAGAAATACAGCGTCTGTCATGCCGCCTCCTGCTGTTTCAGTGCTTTGAGCTTGGCGCGGTACTCATCGCGGATTCGGATGAAGTCTTCACGGCGGTAGTTGGTCATCTCATGAGGGCCGTTGAGCCAGTCGACGTAATCCTGACCATAACGAGCGACCAGACCTGCTTCGTATTGCTGCGCTACCGTGGCCTCCTTGGCGGTGTACTTGCCCGCTCCGGCATTGCATGCCTTACACTGCTTATGGGCGTTGCGCTCTTCAAAGCGCAATTCAGGGTTAGCGCCGACCGTTTTGAAGTGGCCGCAGTCCCACTGGCCGCCATGCAGATCAGGCGGGTTGGTCTCGCCGCAGCTGATACATGGCAAACCAGCATCACGGGCGCGTATGTAGGCGTTAAATGCCTGCTGAGCCTGCGCCTTGTAGTAACCGGCAGGCCGCAGCTCTGCCAGTCGTTGCTTGCGGCGTTTGCGCCCGGCCTTCTCGGCTTCTTTCTGCTCCTTGATGCGCTTAGCCGCGGCTTTAACCTTCTCCTTCTCGCGCTCTTCCATCGCGAGGATTGCGCCGTGCTCCGGACAGCACCAGCGGATCCGGATGTCGTGGAATTTCGGCACGAAGTATTCACCGCATACTTTGCACTTACGGCGGGATGGTTTACGCATGCTTCCTCCGTGCCGCTAGACGCAGCCATTTCTGATCCACCAGGCGCGCGGTGTAGTCTTTCATCGTCGGGATGTCTGACGGCTTAACCGCGGCCTTACGCCTGCGGCGCGCCGGAACGCGGAAGATTTCGTTCGTAATGACGCGGGAAAGTGGAGTAGACATCAGGCCTCCTGCTTATCGCGCAGTTGCTGGTATTCGCAGCTCTGCGGAATGGTCAGGTGGCAACCGATATTCATCGCCCAGGCCTCGACTTTGCACAGGAAGATGTACATCTCGCCGGTTTCCAGCTCTGACGTATGGCGAAGGGATTGGACCGTGGTTATCTCGCCGGACACGACGTCTACCCGGTCTTTGGTTTCGTAGCCGAGATAGGTGTGCTTCATCGCGTCTTTGACCCACTCAGGCGTGGCGAATGTCTTTCCGCGGGCGATGAGGTACTCGCTGATTTCCGTGTACCACATGTGGCTGAGCGCGTTTTGCGACAGGCTGCGCTTCTCGCGCCACGGTTTCACCTGCAGGCGGAAGCATTGCCCGGCATCGAGCAATGGCTGAATCTGCTGGCCGATGGCCGCGAAGTTACCGCGATGGAGTTTGATGCCGTCTACTGGCAGAGTCATACGGCCTCCTTGACGGAAACCGCAGAATGCAGAAAATCGCAGGTGCATTTCTGCATCTGTGACAAGGTGTTGAGTTCAGATTGTGGTCGCATTTAAGTCCCCTTAAATGCGCAGAAGTCACCGGAGTTGTTCAGGCTCCGATGACTCAATTATGGCGGGTTGATTATGGAAAATCAATTTACAAGTAAGGTTTAATACCTGTGGTTTGAATTTGCACCTCAGGATTAAGTGGAACAACAGTATCTCTAATTGCCAGTAAATACGTAGAACCATCGCATCCTTAACCCATTCAGGAGAGGCAAAGGATTTGCCACGGGTAACGAGGTATTTGCTGATCTGCTCATACCAGATGTGGCTTAAACTGTTTTGGGATAGGCTGCTCGTTTCGCGCCAGGTCTTGAGGATCAGGCGAAAGCACGCGCCACCAGCCAGCAGCGGCTCTAAGCGCTGGCCGATGAGTGCAAAGTTTGCCTGGGTGAGCTTCAGGCCTTCTTTAGGAAAGTTCATGCGCCACCCCTGAAGGAGCCAAACGCAAGATACGGAAAAGTTCCGATTGCCGTGATAGCGCTCGGAGTTTTTGGGATAATTCTAAATTGCTTGTAGTGCGCCACGTGGGGTTCTCCAGTAGCGCCAGCTTTTGCGGTTGTTCAGGCCGCCCGTGTATTGGGCATTATTGTGCGAACGTATTTCAACGGGTTAGTTTGATTAGGCAATCAGAACGGGCTGCGCCTCGATTATTAATTATCATCCCCATCGTCTTTCTTGTGCTCAAGGATGATATTTATCCTATCGCGCGCAATCCCCCTCAAGAGAAACCCTATTGCGACAATCCAAATTGCTAGAATGATTGCAAACCCACATATTAACCACCCCATCAATGACGCTCGCTTTGTTCATTTTTAGAGGCTTGCTCGTAGATGCCCGAGAGTATGAATACGATCAGTGAGTGCTGCTGTTCATCCTCAAAAATAAAGCTATAGCGATCAAGGCCTTCTAACACTTCATCAAGTGACAATTTGATCATTTATCTTCCCCGTTGCTACCCCTCATCCAGGCTCGGGCGAAAATCCAGCCAGCAGCAAGCCAAACCGCCAGCAGCAGCACGATTTCAACGAATAGTTTCATGTTATTTACAGGTGTGATTATTATCTGATTAATGTTTCCGCTCGGTATTATTCCCGTAGGCATAACCCCGAGCAAGCGACAATTTTTAATACCGTATTAGCAAAACTGATAACCTGGCATTATTTATAAGTGGGATTCAGCTCTTCTCCCAATGCTCTCTATGAGCCCTGAAACGCTCTGTAAGCGCCGCTAATCTTTTGCCGACCCGTTCGAAAAAGAGCCGCAGCGGTCGGTTTAGGCGCGATCCTTGCGCCTTGCTTGTCATCCTGTGCCGTTAGGCTCGCTGGCTAACGCTCTCTCGGCGGCCATACATCATCAATACTCGCTTCATCGCCGCGCTGTTGCGGCACTCCTGGAAAATCGTGTTTTCGCCGTCGCGGTTGATCGGCTTACCTTCATCGTCTTCGGCGGCAACGTAAACCATGGTTCGCCAGTTGCGTTCGCGAAGGACAATCTCGCCTTTCTGCCGCATCTTGAACGATGCCGCCAGTACCTGAGAGCGTGACACTCCGGTTGCCTCGCATACCAGCTCCGCAGTGAAGGAGCCATAACCTTCCAGATACCACTCGATAGCTTCTCTTCCAGTCATCAGAATTCACCTCGCTGTGCAGGTTTCGCTTCTTTCTCGCGACGGCGCTGACTGGCAGCTTCCTGGTCGCAGTCATAAATCGCGCCGTGGCGCTGCTGGCAGAACACCACACCGGTTTCACCGTGACGGTTCAGACGCAGCAGTAGCTCTGTTTCGCTCTGGTTTGCTGTTTCGTCGTAAGCCCCTTCCCGGTAGATTGCCAGCCAGTAATCGCAATCCTGTTCGATCTGCCCGGTATCGCGGGAATCACTCGGCAGAGGGCGTTTGTTGGTGCGCTTCTCCAGATCGCGGTTTAGCTGGGTCAGTAGCACTACAACGCAGTCCAGCTCTTTAGCGAGCATCTTCAGGCCTTTGGTGATCAGCCCGTACGCCAGGTCGTTACGCTCTGCTTTGTCGGCGGTCATAAGCGTCAGGTAGTCGACCAGCACCATGCCAACCTTTCCTCGCTCGCGCTTAATACGGCGGGCCTCGGCGACGATGTGAGACAGGCCAATACCTGGCGTGTCGTCAATCATCAGGTTGTTGGTATCGATCAATGCGCTCATCACTCCGGTCGCCTTCTGGATATCACCGTCCCAGTCGCCCCGGTAACCGAAATCTTCTTTGGTCATGTCCGGGTAGAACAGGTTTGGCGTTAGGCGGCTCTGCTGGGCTGTGATCTTCTCGACCATCTGCCCTTCAGGCATTTCCAGCGAAAACATCAATGCTGGCTCGTTCTCCACGGTGGCGCAGTTAACGGCCATCTGCGTATACAGCGTGGTCTTCCCCATCTTCGGGCGCGCGCCGATAACAAAAAGACTGCCCCGCACGATGCGCTTTACGCCCAGCAAATCGTCAAGTGACGGAAGTCCGGAGGACAGGCCCCGGCTCCGGCCGTTCGGCTTGCAGCGCTCGTCGAATTCTTCAGTCCAGTCCGATACCGCGTCATGGAATGAGCGGAGCCCGGTCTTTCTGCCGGTTCGCGCGTAATCGCTGATCTCGGTGAACAGACTCTGGATAGCTTCGAACTTCTCGGTGGTAGTCATTCCGTTGCGCGCATACAGCAGTTCGGTTGCCTTAGTGGTCATGTCGATGCCGTAGCGCTCCATGGCCTTCTCGCGAACCACTATGGCGTAGTGAACGATGTTCGCTGCGCTCGGCGTGTTCTTCGACAGCTCAGCCATGTAGGCAAAACCGCCAGCCATCTCTTCAAGGCCTTTAGCCTCCAGCGACTCAATCAGGGTTATCAGGTCTACAGGTCGCTGTTTTGCCACCAGCTCACGCATTTCTGCAAAGATCACCTGGTGTGCACGGAGGTAAAACGATTCGGGCTTCAGCATGGCAAGGGCTTTCTGGCAACGCTCGCTGCCGGTGTCCAGCATGATTCCACCCAGCACGCTCTGCTCTGCTTCGAGGTTATGAGGTACGGTCAGGAACTCATTGCTCACAGTGAACCCTCCCGTGTTTTAACCAGCGTTTCGGAACGCAGCAGGTAGTCAAAGCTGGCACGCCATCCGGTGTCGTTGTCACCGAAATAAAACGGCTTTGCAGTACGGGAGAACGCTGAAAAATAGTTCTCAACTGCTTCTACCGTTGGCTCTTTCAGCTCAGACAACAGACGTTTGATATTGCGGCGACGTTTGTCGTTGAGGGCCTCTGCCTGCGGCAGTCTGTCTCCCAGGGTGGAGTTGTATGCTGACATCACAGCCTGGTAGTCGATTGCTGGTTTTTTCTGTGAAACCTGTTTTTCTTCCTGCCCGCCACATTCCCCCTTGGGGGATTTAGGGGGATCTTTTCTTTCTTTCTTTTGAATAGTTTCTTTTGTGTTTAGCTGAGTTGGCTTATTGGTATTAGCTGACTTGGCTAATGTTTCATTGGCTGTTTCGGCTAATGTTTTGCCATGTTGGCTAATGCTGAAATTCCAGTCAGAAATCACCTTATTCACCCCGATCGCCAGGCCACTGGTAACGATGATGTTCATTGCAATCATCTCGTTCTTGGCCTTGCAGACATGCGTATGGTGAATGCCGGTCATTGCTGCAATCTGGGTATTGGTAATACGGTCAAACTTTTTCCCGAACCCGTAGGTTTTGCGGATCACCGCCAGAACGACCTTCAGCTGGCGAGCCGTTAAATCAGCAGCCATAACCGCTTCCAGCAGCTCGTTAGCGATGCGGGTATACCCATCATCGATATCTGCCACCTGACGCTCCACGACCGATACAGACGGTCTGAAAGGTATTACTTTTGCGAGATTATCCACGACCGCTCTCCTTGCGTTTCAGTTCTTCCAGGATGGCGCGCATCTTTTCAGCCACTTCCGGGTTAACGGAACGGACAAAACGATCGCGGGTAATGTTTTTATGTACAGCGGTATGGAAATAGCGTGGTTTTTTTGCCATTATTCCTCCTGCAACTACTGTCGTTTTTGCACCAGAAAGTCGGTTCTGTTCGCGCAGACCGGCTTTCGCCATTTCTGTAGTTCTCACATAACCCCCAACATCGAAGTGACCATGGCCATCAGCGGCGCGGTCAGGTCCGGGTCGACACGGAACATCTCTACAATCCCCTCACTGAGTTCCTTGAGCTTCTGGTGACGTGGAGCGTTCATCGCAACAGCCACTTTCGCCTCGCTCGTTTCCTTCTCAAGTCGGGCTAAACGGGACATGAAACTGTCTTCTGGAAGCAGACGGTGCCGATACTCAAGCGGCAGCACGGCCATGATTGCCGGGGCCAGCTGGCGAATGTTGTTGGCGGCATATTCGGTGTCACCGTCGATCCAGCGGAACACCTTCTGCATCTGGCGGTGCGAGTCAGTCGGGATATCCAGACCGGTTCCGCCGGACGCCCGCCACTCCTCCACGATCAGCGCTGCGACAAATTCACGGCTGCGGCAATCAGCTGCCCAGGCGCGAACAGCTACGCGGATCCCATCGATGTTTAACGCCTTGGAATCAGCTTCCCGGCGATTCTGGTAAATCATCGCCGTAGGCGAAAATTTGTTACCTTGTTGATACGCAAGTGAATGCATTGCTTTCCCTTTCGTTGTTAAGGCCGCCGTTAAGCGGCATGGTTCTCTGGGTGTGGAAACAGGTCGGGAAGATCAGGTCGAATTTCGTGTGCCTTAATCTCGCCGCCAGTAGCGTTTACGATGGCTGTTACTTTTTCCGGAGATACGGAACCACCGTTAAGCCACTTGTGAACCGCTGGCTGGCTAACGCCGCAAATATCTGCGAGTCGCTTCTGGCTGCCAACGATTTCTAAAGCTCGTTGAATAACTTTATTCATGGATTTTACCTATCCGATTACTGGATTAATGAAAAGATAACCCAAGTTATGGGAATTGTCCATAACCTTTGTTATTTTACTCTGCATAACCTGAGTTATATATTGGCGCTATGAAAACATTCGCAGATCGACTAAACGCGGCTATGAGTGCCGCAGGCATATCCCAAGGGCAGCTGGCTGAGAAAGTCGGCATATCTCAACCTGCAATTCAGAAAATGACATCAGGCAAAACCACAGGCAGTCGTAAGATGGTTGAGCTTGCTCATGCATTGAATGTGCGCCCGGAATGGCTCAGTTCTGGCATAGGCTCAATGCAGGACGAAGGACGCAAGGAATCCGCTATCCCACCAGAATCGGAATGGGGTAAAGTTGACGCTTGGGATAGCAAAACAGATCTGCCAGATGACGAGGTCGAAGTACCATATCTGAAAGACATAGAACTTGCTTGTGGTGATGGTTCCTGCTTGGAAGATGACTACAACGGATTCAAACTCCGTTTTGCGAAGTCTACCCTGCGTAAGGTTGGAGCTCAGAAAGATAGTGTGCTGTGCTTCCCGGCATCAGGAAATAGCATGGAACCCATGATCCCAGAGGGAACAACCGTCGCTATTAACACGAACGATAAAAAAATCGTCGATGGCAAAGTCTATGCGATCAGCCAGGATGGATGGAAAAGACTAAAATCCATTTATCGTGTGAGCCCTACTCGTATCGTGATTCGCAGCTTCAACAGTGAAGAGTACCCTGATGAAGAGGCTGACATTGAAAGCGTAGAGATTCTTGGGCGCATGTTCTGGACGTCTACTATCTGGTAATTCAGGGGACAGGGATGAAGCTAAAAATATTTATCTTTCCATTGATGGCGGTATCGTTGAACGCCTTTAGTTCTGAAATTTTGCGATGTGAATATGCAAAGTCAGATCTACAACAGGGAGCAAATGCTCCTATGGTTCCTGGCGGTATGGCTGGCATAGAATTTGATGGAACTACATTTAAAGGTACAAGGCCTAACGGCAGCTTTGTTATGTCCCCGAACCTCGCACCGGCGAGCAATGGGATGCTTATGGTTGATGACAAGACCAAGGTATTCGCTGCCAATCAGCAGAAAACTGAATTTGCTGTCTCTGACAGAATTGCTAAAACAACCGAGCAATGGGCGAACTGCAAACCCGACGCAGCTGTAGCCCAGTTGAAAAAAGAAGACAAAGAAATTGCAGAGGTTCAGAAGCTTTCAGGCTCAAAAGCCAAATCATATTTCATGAATGAAAAACATGCCTTCCTGACAAATTGCATGGTCTGGAATGATGTAACAATGATTACCGGCAAGGCTCCGGCCATGGTAATTGCAGGAAGCATTCACATGGGATCTAATCCGCGATGGGATGGAAAGGAATATTCATTCAAATTCAACGGTGGATCTATGATTGCGAGATTCACCCCTTCAGAACCAAAGCACAAGCTACTCATCCAGGCTGGCGATAAATTTTATGGTTGCGGACCCTCTACCGTCGACCATACCTTTGATGATTAAGCTTAAGAAGCCTATCTCAACCTCGCAATGCGGGGTTTTTTATTGCCAAAAAGCCATCAAACCCTCCTTTTTACAAAAATAAATTCTTTTAGTTATCATGCCATTATAACTTTTGTGATGATAATTATAAATTAGGTTATTGCTATCACTCATAACTAAGGTTATCTTTAATCTATCGAAACGAAACATCGACAGCTGAGCGAAGTTAGCCAGCGGCGGACAGCAAGTCGCCTGCTTTTTAACAACATGCAGATTTACAGCGTCAATGACCTGTTAAGACCCCTACACGTAAACGTGCTGTATCACCGGGTGCGATCCGGTCGGTGAGAGAGTATCCCCGCGCGAGAGCGAGAACGGCGTGAGAACGGGCAACACTGGCAGGGAGTTGGCGCTGACCAAAGCAGGGAATGTTTTGGGATTGGATGAATGAGCAGGCTGATGCTCGACCGATGTATTCACAGCGCTCATGGCAAGCAGTAACCAATCTGCGCCTCAAGACAGAGTAACTGGTAGTGCGGGCGCTCTAACCAGTAAGCCGGAGATCAGCGCCGGCCATCCAATCGCCAAAGAATTTCTCCCGCATCAGCGGGTAACGACAGAGGGTAAGGGTATGGCGAACGTTAAAAAATACACAGTCGACTATGACTGGAAGGCGGAGCTGACGGTTGAGATAGACCACGACGTAATGACCGATGAAAAGCTGCATGAGATTAACAATTTCTGGTCGAACGCCGATTACCGGCTTGAGCGCCAGGGATCAGTTTTGAATGCGGTGCTGGTCATGCTGGCGAAAGAGGCTCTGCTCATTGCTCTGAGTCAAAACTACAACACTTACGGCGTGGTGAGTGAATTCGACTGGTCAAATGGTCAAGGAGTTGAGGGTTGGCCGCCAATGGACGGCAGCGAGGGCATAAAAATAACCCATGTAGACGTTTCAGGGATACTCGATTCAGATGACATCACCATCAAGGCCGCCTAACCAGCGGCTTTTTTCATACCTCAGTCGCTTCACCGAGGCGGCTTAGTTATGAACCGGCGGCCATCCACCGCCCATTGAAACACTGAATAAATGCGTTGAAGTCTTGTATTAACCGTTCCGTTCGCCGCGATAAGGCCAAGAGGATTTATGAGTGATTTGGAGTTTGGCTTAAAAATATACGCCTTATGGTTTGTCGGGACATTCCTGCTCGGCATAGCAATCAACTCGCTGACGAAAAAAGAACATCGCCAGCCACTTTCAAAACTAGCCATTGATCATGTACGCATGTCTTCCGCAATAACCATTGTGGGCCTGATCGTGTGCGGTATGGGCTGGTTCTTATTCAAGGTGGTGTGAGATGAAAATCACCCACAACGGCAAGCAGTACACCGCCAAAAAACTCAACGATAACGAGTGGCAGCTGACGTCGGTATCGGCACCGCGTGACAAGCTGACGCTTAACCGCTGGCAGATGCATATTGCTGGCCTCCTGGAACAGGTTGAGGTGAAGGTATGATCGGGATGCACTACGGCACTGCATCAGTGCCACGTAGCGAGGTTTTACCGGGCACAATGCTGCAGCACCACGGCAAAACATATCGCGCCTCTGCGAACGTTGAGAAAGGCCTTTACGCCTTCAACATCTTCGAAAAAACCATCATCAAAAGTGATTCCGTCGTTGTGCTCCTGAATGAGCGCGGCGAACCGATGGTTCACTGATACCAACCACCCTATTCAACCGATCGGCCTGGCATTACGCGGGCGGGATCTGCACATCCAAATTTCAGGAGAAACCATGAGCGAAGTAACGGATTTAACTGTCATCGAAATCAAGCCGGATCAGGCGCCAGCGCTTTACGTAGCGGGCGGCCTTGACGCTTACCTCGAGCAAATCCGCCAGGCAGTGAACGAAGTGCCGGACCTGTCCACGAAGAAAGGCCGCGACCGTGTCGCCTCTCTGGCAGCGCAGGTGTCCCGCAGCAAGACGGCAATCGAAAAGCCTGGCCGTGAGTACCTGAAGCGACTGAAAGAGGCTGTCCGCCCTGCTGAGGCCGAAATTAAGCGGTTCGTTGATGCCTGCGACGAGCTGCGCGATGCAACCCGTCGCCCACTCACCGAATGGGAAGCCGAGCAGGAACGCATTAAGGCTGAAGAAGCCATGAACGCGCTGCACGCCGAAGCGCTGGGGATGAACGAAGAGTTCGACCGACAGCGTGCCGCGCAGATCGAAGCAGACCACGAAATGGCTTTGCTGATGAATGACAAGTTTGACCGTGACCGCGAAGAGCAGCGCCGACTGGCGGAACAGGCTCAGCGTGAGCACGAAGAGCGCATTAAGCGCGAAGCGGCAGAACAAGCCCGCCGCGATGCCGAAGCGAAGCACAAAGCGGAGATTGACGCCGCAGCACGCCGTGCAGAGCTGGCTGAACGACAGCGTGTCGAAGCGGAGCAGCGTGCAACACGCGAAAAAGAAGAAGCCGTTGCTGCAGAACGCCGCCGCCAGGAAAAGGAAAAAGCCGACCGTCTGGCCGAAGAGCAGCGCAAAGCTGAAGAAGAAGCGCGCCGCGCCGCAGACAAAGAGCACCGCCGCACCGTCAATCGCCGCGTCATCGCCGACCTGATAGCTCATGGCATCCCCGAAGAATTCGCGCAGAAAGCACTGCTGGCTATCGCTGGCGGCAAAGTGCAGGACGCGCACATCAAATATTGAGGTGATTCATGAATATCACATGCGAGTGCGTGGACATGCGCACATCTGTCGGCCCCCACAACACCATCAAAGTTGAGATGGAAGGCGTTGTGCTGGCCGGCACCGTTAAAACCCGTGACGTACTCCCCCAGCTCGACGGCACAGAAGTCATCGAGTGGCTGGCTGAGCAGGGTTACGTCATCACACATCAGGAGCGTGCAGCATGACGGCAGCAGAACGGTGTGATGAAGAGTCATTCCTACGCCTTATGCGCGACGTGCTGCCGGAAAAGCCGGAGGGTGACGACGAGCCAGTTAACCTGGCCGCCGAGCGGCTGAACCCGGTCATTAGATGGGATGAATTTGCGGGGAATTACACATGAACCTTGATGAATTAGATGCGCCATTTGCCAGCGAGGATATTGAGTGGCGCATTCAGCAGGCGGGAAAAAACAATAACGGCATCTGGGCAAAGGTGCTGGCCTACGTCACCAACCGAGCAATCATGAAGCGCCTGGATGAAGTATGCGGCAAGGCTGGCTGGCGTAACGAGTACCGAGATATTCCGAACAATGGCGGCGTTGAATGCGGTATTTCCATCAAGGTTGAAGGCGAGTGGATAACCAAGTGGGATGCGGCAGAAAACACACAGGTTGAAGCCGTGAAAGGTGGTCGCTCAGGCGCCATGAAGCGCGCCGCCGTGCAATGGGGGATCGGTCGTTACCTCTACAACCTGGAAGAAGGGTTCGCAGTTGTTTCAGCAACGCGCGCGCCCGGGTTCCAGTACGCCAAATCAAAAGAGGTTGGCGTTTTCTATTGGAAGGCGCCTGCTCTCCCGGGATGGGCATTGCCATCAGGAACTCCAGTCGAGCAGGACCAACAAACGCAGGATGGTCACCAGCAGCGAGACCAGGCACCGCAGTCAGTGGATGCGGACAAAATCCTCGCCGAATTCTCTGACTACGCCAACTCGGAAAATGATAGCGATCGGCTTAAGCATCGTTATGAAGAAACATGGAAATTGCTGAACGGCTTTGCTGAGCACCAGGGCAAATGCAAAGACGTAACTGGCATTCGACTCAAAGAACTTAAACAGGCGGCGTAAATGGTTAGCAAAGGCGTAAATAAAGTGATCCTCGTCGGCAACCTCGGGCAAGACCCCGAGGTCCGTTATCTTCCGTCCGGCGGCGCAGTGTGCAGCCTGACGCTGGCGACATCGGAGTCATGGCGAGATAAAGCTACTGGCGAGCAAAAAGAGCATACGGAATGGCATCGCGTTGTTCTGTTCGGAAAGTTGGCTGAGGTGGCCGGAGAATACCTGCGCAAAGGATATCAGGTCTATATCGAGGGTCAGCTGCGCACCCGCAAATGGACAGATCAGGCTGGCGTCGAGAAGTACACCACAGAGGTGGTGGTAAACGTCGGCGGCACAATGCAGATGCTTGGTGGCCGTCAGGGCGGTGGAGCGGCACCAGCAGGTGGCGGCCAACCGCAGAGCGGAAATCAGTTCAGCGGCGGCGCACGGTCTCGTCCTCAGCAGCAGTCGGCACCCGCCCCATCAAACGAACCGCCAATGGACTTCGACGACGATATACCCTTTTGAAGCATCTCCCGGTCAGGAGGAACCAATGAACAAATTTACCCCCGAGTATCGAAAATATCTTCTCCGGCCAATCCCTGACCGGAAGCTTTCACCCTCTGAGCGAACCGATCGCAAAGAGCTTTACCAAATTATCCAGCAAGAAAGATCCAACGACGATTCACCCCCTGCCCCATCCAATTACACGCCAGTTGACCCATATCTCAACGACAACCGCAAGGGCCTCGGCGGCGCTTCAAGGAGTGACTAATGACTCACGCTCACGACGACATCAGGGTTGGCACACTATGCCTTCCCTTCATTGGTAACGGCTGGCTAATGCCATGGGGTGAAGTGGTCAGCAATCCATTAAAGGCGCAGCGGCTCGCTGAGGAATATCGGGAAAGGCAGGAGGCGGCATGACCTATCAACTCCACGTCGGGCGCTGCGAGGACGTCCTGAAAACGTTGCCGGATAACTCAGTTGATTCCATCGTGACGGATCCACCGTATGGGCTCAGCTTCATGAACCACAAATGGGATTACGACGTCCCGACGGTTGAGCAGTGGCAGGAATGCCTGCGTGTTCTCAAGCCTGGCGGCCATCTTCTGGCGTTCGGCGGTTCACGAACTTATCACCGCCTTGTGGTTAATGCTGAGGATGCCGGGTTCGAAATCCGCGACCAAATCCTCTGGATTTACGGCAGCGGCTTCCCCAAATCGCACAACCTCGATGGCGATTTTGATGGCTGGGGTACCGCATTGAAACCAGCCCATGAGCCAATCGTTATGGCGCGCAAACCTTTCAAAAAAACGGTGTCGGCGAACATGGCTGAGCACGGTACCGGGGCTATCAATATTGATGCCTGCCGCATCCCTACCGACGATGCACTAAATGGCGGTGCTGGCGGTCTGCTTTCACACCAGCGTGACGGCACCGAACCTGTTGCTGATTATGAGCAGGCACCGGAGGGGCGCTGGCCAGCAAACATAATTCACGACGGAAGTGATGTTGTCGTGTCAGCATTCCCGGATGCGAAAGGCCAGCAAGGAGCGCTTACCGGCAATGAGCCAAGCTCGAAAATGGGTGCGGCGAACTGCTATGGGCAAATGGACCGGAGGCACGAATCAACTCCACGCATCGATAGCAGCAAGAGCGCTGCCCGCTTCTTCTACTGCGCCAAGGTCAAGCCGAAAGAGCGCGATGAAGGCCTCGAAAGATTTATTGCGACGTCAGCCAGCGAAATGACCGGCGGCCGCAAGGAAGGAAGCGTCGGCATTAACGATCCGCGCGCCGGTGCCGGGCGTACCAGTGGCGCGAAGAACAATCACCCCACCGTTAAGCCGATCGCCCTGATGAGCTATCTCTGCAGGCTGATTACTCCGCCTGGCGGTACCGTGCTTGATCCGTGGATGGGAAGCGGGAGCACTGGCCGGGCGGCTATTGAGGAAGGTTTCAACTTCATCGGCATAGACCTAAACCCGGATTACGTAACCATTGCTTCTGCGCGAATTGCTCACTCCTTCAAAAAGACGACGGAGGCCGCATGACGCCAGAAACAGACAACGCCATCCGCGCCGCCTGCCGCCGCTGCACCGAGGAAATCCAGCAGGCCATGCGCAAGAAGCCAAAGCCTAACTGGAACGAAACGGTGCCTCCCATCATCAACAAGCACCACAAGAAAATTGAAGTTCTGGGAGTTAGCCTCCTGGAGTTCGTCGTATACACAGGCAGGCTTAATCGCCGCTTCGGAGTGGAATCGTGACCAAATACGCGAAACTGGATAGTGAGGTGTTAAGCGCTATCGGTGCGCATCCAACCTCGTTTTCGGAGCTGTTTAGCCCTTCCGTCAGGCAGGAGTGCCTCGTCATTGCTGAGGCAGAAGGAAAGCACCCAATGGACGTCTTCCGCATTCTTGACCGCCGGCTCCAGTCTCTCAGGAAGCTTGGTGTTATTCAGCACGTCAAAGGTAAAGGGTGGATTCAGCCATGAAATCGCAAATCACCAGGTCGCTATCGCGGCCTTTTTTATTGCTGGCGTTCACATTCAACCGAATTAACCGACATTTCCGGGAGCATTGACCATGGCAGACATCATCGATACCGCAGCAGAGATTGAAGAGCTTCAGCGTAACGCTGCCCTTTCCGCTCACCGAGTAAACCGCAACGCTGTATCAGCTGAGCGTTGTGAAGAATGCGACGAAACAATTCCCGAGCCGCGGCGCGCTGCCGTTCCCGGCTGCAAGACGTGCGCGGAGTGCCAAGGCGTCATCGAGTTGAGGAATAAGCAGAGGGGGGTCCAGTGAAAGAGCGCGGAATGATTTTTAACGCCGAGATGGTGCGTGCCATCCTCGACGGCCGGAAGACGCAGACGCGTCGAATCATGAAAAACCAGCCTGCCGGAGATTACCCAGACACACCAGCCCTAATCAGAAATGTGGATGGTGGTTTTCAGTGGTACGGGCATTACGGAGAAAGCAGCATTTTCAATTGCCCTTTTGGCGCTGTCGGCGATCACATCTGGGTTCGGGAGACATGGGCCCAATTGGGTAATGAAGACGGGTGCCCCATTGACTGGAACGACAACCTTGTCAAAGGCGGCGGGCCTGAAGCAGCACGTATTTATCGAGCCAGTTGCGAGCAGAAAGAAGGTAATTATGGCCTGTGGTCGATTCCAGATGATGCCTACTGGAAACCACATACTGACGATCTTCAGTACGATGGGACATGGTGCCCATCAATTCACATGCCGCGCTGGGCCAGTCGTCTAACTCTGGAGATTACCGGAGTGCGAGTTGAGCGATTGCAGGCCATTACCCTTGGGGATATCTGTAAGGAAATCGGCTGTGGTCTTTACGACTTCCGCCCTGCTACTTATGGATTTCAGGTGTGGGAAGAACTGTGGAAGTCAATCTACGGCGAAGAAAACTGGCAGGCCAACCCCTGGGTATGGGTAATCGAATTTAAGGTGGTGCCCAATGTTCAGGATAATCCAGCCTAACACCTGGTACACCGATCCCCACGGCGAGCCCTGCAAAATCCTCCGAGCTACCCACGAAGTCATCCACTACATCCGCAACGGTCGCACCTGCATTGCCAGCATGGGCCGCTTTAATCAGGATTTCGAGCCGCTGACCAAAGCACAGGCCGAGCGGATCGCCGAAGAAATCGAAACAGCAGAGCACATCGAAAAATTAAGGAGCATGAGACGTGATCGGAATACTCAAGCCGGTACCGGAGTCGCAGTGGCCGGTACGATGCCACGACCCCAAGCGGAGCAACGTGTGGGCTAACTCTTACTTTCTGGTCCAGGAGTTTCAGGAAGACAACGGTTTCATTCGCCTGACGGTGAATACCACCAGCATTGGCAGTTCCGGACGGTGGAAGGATGGCATCAGTTGGGATGCGCTGCAGGAGATAAAGTCATCCGTGGGCTATGGCGATCGTGATGCCGTGGAGATTTACCCGCGGGATTCTGATGTGGTGAACGTGGCGAACATGCGTCACCTGTGGATTACGCCGGAGCCAATTAGCTTCGCCTGGCGGAAGTAATTTAACGCTGCGTGCACAGCGCGCGGCATGAGGAGAGGCTATGCGCATTGAAGAGTTACCGAAATTACCGAAGCTGTTCCGCGTTATCGAGGTTGACCTGGATGTGCTGCGCAACGGGATTGGTTCTGGCTGGGGGGTTATTTTCGACCAGGACGCCGTCGTTAAGCGAAAGGTCCGCCGAGTCAAGCATGACGGCGGCTGGAAGTGGCAACTGGTTCGTGAATGGCACGATCAGGAGCTGTGGGATTATTGCTTCGAACAGGACCGGGAATGTCTTGAAAACCTCAACTACGACCTGTGCCTTATGCAATGACGCAACTGATAGCCAGTTATGAGCTGGCTATTGGGTGCGAAAGCACTGCTCCGTTATCCCTTTTGCCCGGCCCCGCGCCGGGTTCTTTTTTTCTGATTTCGAATAATCAACACGACGCAACAGACGTGGGTATACTCACGCCGGTTGCCAGGAGTCATCTATGGCACAGGTCATTTTCAATGAAGAGTGGGTTGTTGAGTCCAGACTCACCGAAAGAACCGGTCTCACAGAAGGCCAAATCAAAAATTACCGACTGAAGCTTTGGGTTGAAGGGGTTCATTTCAAGCATCTTACAGCCCTGGGGCAAACCGACAATTCCAAAGGATTGCTCTGGTACAACCTACCTAAAATAAACCAGTTAGTGCAGGATATCTGATGAATCTCCCTACCGGCGTAGAGCTACATAACGGAAAAATCCGCATCACGTTTTACTATCGTGGCGTGAGATGCCGCGAGGTTCTTCGCGGCTGGCTGGTGAACAACAGCAATATAAAGAAAGCTGGCAATCTGAGGGCAATGATTGTCAGTGAAATTCAGATGGGTACTTTCGATTACGCAACCCGCTTTCCTGAATCAAAGGCGTTGAGCAAGTTCGGTACCACAAAGCGGATAAACACTTTTGCGGAATTATGCGAGCTCTTTACTGACTCAAAGGCGCTGGAGGTATCTCATGCCACTATGCTCACGATCCGTTCAACGGTAAACACCCTCAGGCGCGTTGTTGGCGACATGACAGCCTTAACTGACATACAGAACGCCGACATACTTTCATATCGTCGCGAGCTGTTGTTTGGTGAGGTGGTGAATCCCGGTTTACCGAATTTTAAGAAGCAGGGCCGATCACCAGCACGCGTAAATACTCTAATGAGCGTCCTCAAAGAGATGCTCAGGATAGCTCACCGCAGCCAGTTCATATCTCATACGCCATACGAAGGCATATCGACATTAAAGGTATCGAAACGAACTCCTGATCCTCTTACATTTGACGAATACCAGGCATTCATCGCTAATCTCTCTAAACAGCACTCGCTTTTATGGATTGTGGCTATTCATACCGGTCTGAGGCACGGTGAACTCTGCGCTCTCGCATGGGAAGATGTTGACCTGTTAAATGGAGAGATTCATGTCTCACGGAACCTGACCCGGAAAGGCTTATTCGTACCGCCTAAGACGGATGCCGGGATCAGGACAATTACCCTGCTCCAGCCTGCTCTGGATGCTCTGAAAAAACAGTTTGAGCTTACTGGCCATCTACCGCAGCACGAGATCGTCTATCATCATCGTGAGCATGGTAAAACTGAAATGCAGGTTATCAGGCCAGTATTCGTTCCATCGAGTCGATCGACAAGAAAGGTCGGGTACTATTCGAAAAATTCTATATCCTATGGATGGAAGAATGGCTTACGTCGTGCTGGCGTTCGTAACCGGCATCCGTACCAGTCCAGACACACCTACGCATGCTGGTCGCTTTCTGCTGGGGCAAACCCTTCCTTTATTGCAACTCAGATGGGCCATGAGGATTCAAGGATGGTTTATGAGGTTTACGCGAAGTGGATCGGTGATATGGACAAGGACCAGGTTGCCATCATAAACAAGAGAATTCTTGCCAACATGCCCCCGCCACGCCCCCAAGGCGATTTGAAGTTGAAGAAAATCCTTTGA